AGCAAGTGGACCGCAACTCTAACCAGTACCAAGCCTTTTGGCGATTGTGAAGAAAAGCGACTGCCGGGGGTTGACTCCGGGCTGATCGTGTGTAACGCTAAGAGCAGCTCACAGGAGTGGGCTGCCTTTTTCTTTTACTTCAATGAAAACAACGATTGATTTGCCGACTGACAAGTTGACACCATGGCATTACGCAGTTAGCTGGGCAAAAATTGTGCTCCAGCAAAAAATTGACCGTATGCAAGAGCACAACATTCCTTGCACTTACGACCAAGAAAAACTTGCCGAGCTTGAGGATCTTGATATGTTTCTCCAGATGAGCTGGAATGAGTTCATGGACGGCCTTTGCCAAACTGCTCAGGAGGTTAAGTGAGGGTTCTTAGTATTGAAGAGATTGAATTTGATGGTGACCTTATTCGCGTCGATGCCATTGTTGACGACGCTGTTCTGGTGCGCCCGCAGACGTACATGGATCCAGCGGAGTGGGGGCCTGGCCTGTGCCGAGGCACCCTCTACCTTTCTGAAGAAGACCTGATTCCTGCTACCGATGCCCAGCTCTGCCAGCTCCTCAGCGAGCGCGTCGACGACTGGGCACCAGTCGATACGTCTGATTGGTACGAGTGAAGCCCGCGAGCTTCGCAACTCCGACGACTACGACGACTGGGAAGTAGGACTAGAGCCGATTCCAGGTGACACGCACTGGGTCCGGGCTCGGACCTTGACCCAGCTGTATCGCCACCTTATCTATGTGTTTGCTACCAGCGACACAATCAGCTCCACCCGCCTCGCCGAGATGGCGATCCACGAGGTTCTCAAGTTGAGACTCACGGATCTCACCCGGTTGAGGCATCAAGACCCGAGGTATTTTGCATGACTGACTGGTACGCCGACTACTACCGCCAATCGCGCGGTTACAACGACAATGACCTGCGTGAGCTGCGTTGCCAGCCGCGTAAAGAGTCGACCGAAGTTCCAGCGGTATTCAGGGATAGATTTGCTACTGTCGCTGAGTACGATGCTTGGCTCGAAGAGTGCCGCCGCGCTTACTTCGGTTGAACTTGAAAAAATCTGAATGACCGACAACAACAACCTTGTTCCGTTCTATCGCTCGTTTCTGCTGAACCAGACCATTCACCTAGATCGGATTAAAGAGCTACCGCTGCGAGACCTAGAGCTTCTCAATGTTGAGACGCTTGCGTCGCTTAATGAGACGCGCCAGCACTACAGCCAACTAGAGAACAAAGATACCGATGAAGCCAGTGGCACGTTTCGTCGGATGAAGATCGCTGGTTATTTCCAGGCGGCGATCCAGATTGAGCTGGCAAACCGCTGATCTTGTATTACACTTCACCCGTTCTTACCCATGAACATGCACATTCTTTCTGAGCACCAGTTCCAGCTCATCACTCAAGCTCTGGATGAGGCACGAGCTGCTTTGCACCAGTGCCAGCATGTTGAGCTGGATCTGACTAAGCCGAAGCAGACTATTCCTTTGCCCGCAGGCGAAAAACTTGTTCAAGCTAAGCCCAAGGCTCAAAGCAAGACTCGTAAGTCCAACCGCAAGCGTGGTGTGGCAGCTCTGAACGAGGGTAGTGTGTTGGAGATCAAGCGTCAGTTGGCTGCTGGTGGAAAGTCGGTGGCCAAGATTGCTGCTGAGTTTGGTGTTCATGCCACGACTATTAATTGCATCAAATGGGGTAAGACTTGGAAACACGTGCAGATTCAGCAAGCAAAAGCTGAGGTAGCTGCGTGATTCTGCCGGACATCGAGATCATCACGCTGATGAAGCGTTCGCTGGTAACTCCGGCTGATATTGATTTCGTGAATCCGGCAAGTCTAGATGTACGGTTGGGCAGCAATTTTTTGATTGAGCTGCCCACCACATTGGAACTGGTGCCGTACTCAATCGCAGATTGCACCAAGGAAAAGCCGTATATGCTCCAGCCGCACGAATTTGTTTTGGCGGAGACGCTAGAAGAATTTCATTTGCCGGACTGTATTGCGGCGCAGGTGGCGCTCAAGTCGAGCCGGGCGCGGGAGGGCCTGGAACATTTAATGGCAGGGTATGTCGATCCGGGTTACAAGGGTCGGTTGACGTTGGAGCTGCAGAACGCACGCACCATGCACCCGATCCCTCTGTGGCCGGGAATGCGAATTGCCCAGCTGGTGTTCCATCGGATGTCGATGTTGCCCGGTAAGGACTACTCCATGACAGGGCGCTATTACGGTGATCAAACTGTGCAGGCTTCTAAAGGATGAGTGACTCTGTGGATCGGCCCGCCCATTACACGGCTGGAAGCGTTGAGGTAATTGACGTTATTGAAGATTGGGTGCGCCATGCGCCTAACGCTGTTATCGGAGGTTTGCACTGGCAGGTTATTAAGTATGTAAGTAGAGCGTGGCTAAAGAAAAATCCTTACGAGGATTTTTGCAAAGCACGGTGGTATTTGAATAGGCTTATTAACACTATCGCTACAGAACCCTACAAGAATGAACCATGAGCGTTAAGTTCGTGCATTGCACGCCAGATGCTGAGAAACTGATCGTGCGCATGGCGCGAGTTAGTAATCCAGCTAATCAGGACAATGAAGCTACGGGCGCTAAACTACTGCGCTACTTGATTGCTAATAAGCACTGGAGTCCTTTTGAAATGGCCTCTTTGTGCGTAGAGATTGATACGGAGCGGGATATTGCTGCTCAAATTTTGCGGCATCGCTCCTTTAGTTTCCAAGAATTCAGCACGCGTTACGCAAAAACAACCGTGGCTGAATTACCTAAACAGCGCCTACAAGACGAAAAAAATAGACAGAATAGTATTGACAGTTTAGATAAAAAAGAGCAGGACTACTGGGCGCAAAATATCGCTGCGATTACAGCTACTAGCTATAGACTTTACGAAGAAATGCTTACTAGAGGTATTGCTAAAGAAACAGCACGCCGTTTTTTGCCGCTGTGTACTCCAACGAGATTGTACATGCACGGTACTTTGCGCTCTTGGCTGCATTACATAGCTGTGCGTACTGATCCAGGTACGCAGTTGGAGCATCGTCAGATTGCACTGCAGTGCCAGCAGCTTTTTACACAGCGATTTCCTATTATTGCGGAGGCTGCATTTGATGCGGTGCGCACGCTGTGATTATCAAAGATTAGATGTATCACGTACTTGTCAAGATACAGCGGAATCTGTTTTACGTGAGCGTAAATGTCCCGCTTGTGGTTACAAAGTATTTACGGTTGAAGTAGAACTTCCTACTGCAGCTGTTAGGTACTCTTTTAGGGACAAACTTAAAAGACTTTCTGGTTTTTTACGTGTTAATTTTTCATGACGACAATTCGACCACGCGAAAAAACTTGTCTGCATTGCGGTGCTTTGACAACCAAACTTGTTTTATGTGCACGCTGCTATCGCACCAGTGCAGCAGGTAAAAACGAGGATTTTGTTCGAAGGGTGTACCAGTCCTATAAACCGCAACAGGATGGTGGGCCTTGTAAGCAATGTATTCACTGGGAGCATAGATGTTTACTTGGTTTTCCAGAAGGCGGGACCCTTGCGGCTGTAGACCTGTGTTCAGCTAGGCAGCTTGACAGCCTGCTAGAGTAGTACGGTACAAGTTGCCCTACCAGGCATGACGATTCTCCAAGGCATCGAGCACCTTCACACGCTCGATGATGCCAGCTTTGTTGCGTTCGACGTTGAGACCACTGGACTCCAGCCGAAGTTTGGTGGTCTACGGCTTTTGCAGTTGGCGACTTTTAATCAGCCGCCGGTGGTATTGGACTGCTGGCAGTTCAGTGATGACGACTGGATCACGCTGGAGGAGTTTTGCAGTGTGCGGCGCACGTGGCTGGCGCACAATGCGGTGTTTGATCTTGGCTGGCTCCAAGAGCACGAGATTTACCCGGAGAGCAGTATTTATTGCTCGATGCTGGCTAGTCGCATCCTGACTAATGGGATGCCGAACATGAAGCACGGGCTTCAGCACGTGGTGCAGCGCTACCTGAAACTGGAGATCTCGAAGGAAGAGCAGCGCAGCGATTGGTCGGCGGACTTGTCTGCCAGTCAGATTGAGTACGCCGCAAAGGATGTGGTCGTGTTGACCCAGCTGTGGCGGCCGATCATGGAGCGCATGGGCACTGGTGCGTTGATGCCGGCCTGGCAGCTGGAATGCAAAGCTCTGCCGGCAATGGCGCAATTATGGCGAACGGGTCTTCCCTTTAATAAGGAAATGCTTGTTCAACTCATCGAGGATTTGGACATTGAGAATGTAGAGATTGGCGAACAGTTTATTAAAGACTTTGATGCGGCGCTGCCGAAAGAGCACAAACTGTGTCGGGGGTTGGATGGAAAGTTGCTGTATCAGACAAAACCGGGGCCGAAAGGTAAGAAGCCGGATCCCAGCGTTTTTAATCTCAACAGTCCAGCGCAGTTGCTGAAAAAGTTCACGGCGTTGTTGGGTGAGCCGCCGATGGATATGAAGAACGGAAAGCCGAGCGCCAGTCGTTCTGCTCTGCAGGAATACGTTGGTGATCACAAAGTTGTGGCCGATTATTTGAGGTGGAAAAAAGTAGAGAAGCGGCGGCAGATGGCGGAGACGTTGCTGAAGAATTATTCGGAGGACGGATTTATTCGTGCCAGCTATTTGCAGCTTGGGGCGGATACCGGGAGAATGAGTTGTATTACGCCAAATTTGCAGCAGATTCCGCGGGATTCAAGGTTTCGACTGGCGGTGCAGGCTCCAGCTGGGTGGAAGCTGGTTGTTGCGGACTATGGGCAGATGGAGTTGAGGTTGGCGGCGGCAGAAGCGCAGGATCCCTTAATGACTGAGGTGTTCCAGCAGGGGCAAGACCTTCATACGATGACGGCGACGCAGATTTATGGCGTGGAGCCGGATGAAGTTACAAAGGATCAAAGGCAAATCGCAAAGTCGGCAAACTTCGGACTGTTATACGGGAGTGGAGCAAAAGGACTCAGGAATTACGCTGCAGCGACCGGAATCCAGATGGATCTTGATGAGGCTGCGGAAGTCCGGGAAAAGTTCCATGCTGCATATAAAGGCATCTCCACATGGCAGCGCAACAATGCTGCAGCTGCTGATGCGGCTAAGGACAATCCATCTATCCGCATACGCATCTCGAACTTGCGGAGGTTTTTACCGGGCGAGAACAATAAACTTACGACCCGTTGCAACACCCCAATTCAAGGAGCTGGAGCAGCCGTTCTCAAACTTACGCTCGGCAAATTGTGGCCGTTACTTAAGTCCGACGGGGAGAACGTGGTGCGTTTGGCCGGCGTTGTGCATGACGAAATTATCTTGCTTGTAAAAGAAGAGCACGCTGAAACTTGGGCGCTCCAGCTACAGACAATCATGGAAGAAGCTGAAGCTAAGTGGCTGGGAGATATTCCGCCGCTTGCCGAGGCTAAGGTCGGAGATAGTTGGCAAGAGGCCAAGTGATCCAAGAGTTCGAGTATCGCGTGCGGCTCTATCAGCGGCATGGTGCGATGCACGACGCTTTCGTTACTGCTCCAGATGCCTTCACTGCAAAGCAGAAGGCGCTGGAGCTTTTTCCTGATCACATGCCCCAGTCCATTACGAGAGTCTCAGAGTTGATCGCATGAGCCGCGCCCGTACGGGAAGGGAGTTAATGCTGGAGTGGCTCCAGCAGGAGGTGCGGATGGCGAAGACTGCGGATTTGCAGCGGGCTGCGGCGTTTTTGGAGTGGGCGAGGCAGATTAGGAAGGGGTGTGCCAAGCAGAGGGGCGGAGCGCGGGTGGCGCAGGCCAATGCTTGGCGGAAGTGGGTAGACGAGGATGTGCGCTGGTAGGTCTACTGTGTCGCATTGTGCTACTGTGTAGGAGACTAGCCCACGATTCATGCCCTTACAACACGGCTCAAAATTGTACTGCCAGCTGCTTTTAGATCCTCATAGGTACAAGTTGGCCGAGAAACTTGCGGCAGAACAGAATAAAAAAGTGACGGGGTTGTTGCGCGAGATGGTGTACCAAGCGTTGGAGGAGGCGTTGCCGTCCACGGAGTACAAGGCGGCGGAGGCTGCGGATGAGGCGGCTTGGCGGGAGTCAGTAAAGCGACGCGTGGAAGGCCGGATGCGCTCCAGGCAAGAAGAAAGGAAAGACCCATGAGACTCAGTTACACGGTGTCATAGTGGCCCGGATTCTGTAAGAAGTTAGTAGTCTTACACAGTATTTATTTGGAGAGTGATGACGCGCTACGTGGTGATGGTCGGGGATCGGTGGGTCACGGCGGTTTATGGCCCAGGTACGGGGATTGCTGTGACGGCATTGAAAGATGATGCGTCGAGCTGGGTCACGTACGAGCGGGCTGTCGCAGCTGCGCAAGTTGTGGCGGAGTGCTTTGATGGCCCGATTGCGGTTCATAGCGTGGATGAGCCGGCATATCCGAGGTCTTGGAAATGAACCCGCTCCAGTGGGAAACTGACCGCGAGGTGCGGTTGGGTGAAGGTATCTCGCGTACCAGTGCGGATAAAACGCAGCTGTTCGAGCTGAAGGTGTGGCTGCCTGGGCAGGGCGCTATGCGGGATTTGGTCAAGGCCGAGTCGCTGAAGCAGGCGATCTTTTTTGCTGAAAACCGTTACCCAAACTGCAGGGTTGAGGTTCCAGCCAAGACGGCGGCGAAACCTAAACTGGTGCGATCGCATACGGGACCTAAGGCTGCGGCCCGAGCCCGTAAAAAATTGATGGAAGGCAAATGATCCAGCAGTGGGCTAAAGACGCTTGGGCGAAGGTTGTGGAAGATCAGCGGCGGGCTGATTTTCTTGATTCGCTGTATTTGGCAGATGGGCGGGATTCCAAGGACCATCCGCTGCATAGCCTGTACACAGGGTTGTACATCCAGTGGGTGGCTGATGAGCCAGACGCTAGTGCTTGTGCTCTACCTGATGGTGATGTACTGGGTGATTTGTCTCCTAGTTCTGTGTCTGTGTAAGAAGTTGTTGCCTTAGGCCGAGTCGCGGTCTAGGCCGAAACGCTCGGTGAGGTTGTCTGCGGC